GACACCGCCTTGACCTGCGTGTCCACGGCCTGGATCGTGGCGTTAATGGTCGTGCCCCAGGTGTCGGCGTCGGCGTTCACGGTCGGATACGCCCAACCGTAATTGGTAGTGGTGCCCATCGATCATCCTCGGAAGGAGCGGTGCGACGGCGAACCGACGCGGTACAAGGGTTGGGGGCGGATCGGCCGCTATCGACGCGGCAGGCCGAGGCCGAGACCGACCGTCACGCCTTGAAGCCGACGATGTTCGTGGCCGAGGTGGCGTTCATCACCTTGGCGACACGCACCGGCAGGATGGTTCCGGCCGGAACGCCGGAGAACGTAACCGGCGTGGTGGGGGCGCGCGGCGTCGCGATCACCACGTCGCCGGTTCCCCCGACATAGAGGCCGACGAAATCGACCTCGGTCGTGTCGGATTTGCTCACGGCCGCGGCGTCGTGCGCGACTTGTTCTCTGGTCCAGCCGGCCATGTGTAATCCTCAGCAGGAAGGTTGCAGCCGACCCGTCCCGAGGCGGCGAGTGGTTTCGGCGATCAGCGCGTTGTAGGCCTCGCGTTCGGCCTCCTCGGCCGCCGCCTTCATGTCGCCGTCGAGCAGCACGTCGCGGGCGAGAAGCATCCGCGCCCGTGCCGCTATCAGGTCTTGCGCCTCGGCCGTCCAGGCGTTGGCGTCGCCATCGGCGCTAAGGGCCGACAGGTCGAAGGTGCCGGTGACGGTGATCGTCCACACATCGCTCGGCGTGCGCCACAGTCGCAGCGCGGTGTTATTCATGCAGAAGTCGGTCGGCTGGCCGGAGGCCGAGAAGCCCAATGCGGCGTCCTCGATCCAGTCCTGATCGCGCTTGCGCAGCGGATAGCCGTAGTTGTGGACGGTGATCCACGCTCGGTCAGGCACGCGCAGGCCGCTTACGGCCACGCTGTCGCTTCCCGCCACCGTCGTCCCGGTCCCGCGGCTCTGGTTGAACCAGAACCGGCGACTGGCGTAGTGCTCGATCGCGCGGCTCACGCTCGTCACGATCTGGCTGGTCAAGTCGGTGCGGTTCACCTCGTCCGCGATCCGCGATTTCAGGGTCGCGTACGTTCCCATCCACACCTCCGGCGGAAACGGGGAGGGCCGAAGCCCTCCCCGCCCAGACGGCCCTGCGTCGGCAGGGCTCAGACAGTGTACGAAACCACGACCGAGCCGACGCCGGCCGAAGCCGCGGTGCCGGTCTGGCTGTAGGTGACGAACAGCTCCGTGTCGGCCGAAGCCGACAGCAGGCCGCCCACGGAGGCCGGAGCCACCGTGGTGGAGCCGACCGAGGCGACGGTCTGCGCGTTCACCACCTGCGTACCGGCCGCAGCCGAACCGACCGAGACGGTGTTGGTGGTGGCGGCGTTGAACGCGGTCTGGACGGACACCTGGGTGTCCTTGATCAGCGCGTTCGCCGGGATCTTGCCGATCGACACGCCCGAGCCGATGCCCGAGGTGTTGTAGGCGAAGTCGTAGCGCAGGTAGTGGAGCTGCTGGGTGTGGTACTTGCGAGCCGTGGCGGCCATGGTTCAGCCCTCCCTTACGCCGCGTACGACGACAGCACGATGGTGCTGAAGTCGGCCGAGTTGAACTGAAGCTTCTTCAGGCCCGCGACGTTGCCGGCCGACACGCCGAGCTGGTTCTCGTAGTCGAAGAGTTCTTCGACCCACGAGAAGCCCTCGAACGAGTTGCCCTTGCCGAAGGCGATGGCCGCCGACTGGGCGCCGCACAGGACCGCCCGGCGCACCGTGGTGATCGCGGCCCCGGTGGAGCCGTTCACGCCCTGCGTGACGCGCGCGGACTCGTGCAGCACGACGCCGTTGTAGACGCCGAGGGCGCCGGTGAAGATCGGGTTGTCCTGACCCGAGCCGCCCTGGAGCGCCGCCTTCTGGATGTCCAGCCATTGGCCGTTGGCGGTGTTCTTGCGCAGGTCGCGGACCTGATACGGGTGCAGGAAGCACACGTAGTGATCCTTGCCGCCCACCTTGACCGGCCGCATCATCGGCGACGCGGTCTTGGCCTGCGCCACCGCGTTGTCGAGGATGCCGAGGTCGAAGGTGTTGGACGAGGTCAGGGCCTGGTCCGAAGCCGCGGCGGCGGCGCGTTGGAACGCCGTGGGCGCGAGCACCGCCTGGTTGCCGGTGTACTTGGTGTTGGTCTGCGGGGTGTAGCCGCACACCTGATTGAAGTACCAGGTGTCGAAGCGGTCGGCCCACCAGTCGCGCAGGCCGGCCATCGCCTCCTCGCGCACCGACCACGGAATCCGCTGCTCCGACATCTTGCCGGCCGAACGGACGGCATGACGGAGCTGGTCGATGATCAGGTCGTCGGTGTAGGTGGTCAGCGCCTCTTCGTTGCCTTCCAGCGTGCCGTCGCCTTGGACGCCGTCGCCGCTGAGCTGCATACGCAGGGTGATCCGGACCCGGTCGCCCGCGTCCTTCTTGGTCTCGGTCTTCTCTTGGATGAGGGAGTCGTCGCTCTTGCCGATGAACTTGCCGATGTAGGTCGCCTTGAGGGCTTCCTGGGCCAGCGCTTTCGACCAAAGCTTGACGGCCTCCGGCGCGTTCGTGCCGTAAGCGGTCTGAGCCATGATGGCTTTTCCTTTGGATGGGTTGCGTCAGCGCCTCGTCCGTGAGGCAGTACGGATCGGCGAGTTTTCGGCCGCTCGCGAAGGCCGCCCCGTCCGTGGGGCCGACGTCATGTGGTCTGGAGGCTCTTGCGCCTCCGCGGGTTCACCAGCCGCGTTCGCGCGCCAGTTCCCGAAGCTTGGCGAACGACGAGGCGAAGGCCGCGCCGTTCAGGTTGGCGACGCTCTCCACCGTGGGCTCGGCCGAGGCCTTGCCCGGAGCCGCCGACAGCGGCGAGGCCGCAGCCTGCCCGCGGGCGATGGCCTCCAGCTTCGACGGCTGCTTGTTGAACCCCCGCTGCCGGGCGAGGTCGTAGGCGGCCTGCGCCGGATCACGCCCCCGCTGGAGGGCGGTCGCCACGACGTTGAGGAAGTCCTGCTGAAGCGCCGCATTCGCCTCGTCCGGCGACAGCCCGAAGGCGGTCAGCTCGGAGAGTCTGGATTGTCTCAGGTGGTTGACCGCATCGTCGTAGTCGGGATGCTCGGAGCGGAAATCCGCCTCGTGCTCGTTCATCTGCTGAACGATGGTCTGCACCGCACGCTGCTGCGTCTCGGCCTGCTGGCGCTCGTACGCTTGCGCCTGCCGCTGCTCGTCGTCGGCGGCGAGCCGCTGTTCGAGATACTTCAGGTAGCCGACCGGATCGGCTTCCGGGTCCGGCCGCCATTCGGGCTGGGCCTGCTGCCTGCTCTCGGCGAGTTGCCGCTCCAGATCGGCCAGCCGCTGCTCGGCCGCGCGCCGCGCCTGCCGCTCGGCCTGCATGGCGCCCTTGGTGTTGCGCCAGCGCTTTTCCAGTTCCTCGGGGGGGAGCGGCGGCTTGACGTCCCCGCCCTGCTCGGCCGGCTGGTCGTTGCTCTCGGCCGCTCCGGGGGCCGCATCCGTGGTGACCTCCGGGGCGATGACCTCGGGGGTTTCAACGCCGGCTTCCGCGCCGGCCTCGACAGTGTCGCTCATGGTCTACTCAAGGCCCAGTCCGCCGGGCCGGGGCGTCATCCCACAGCGGGAATCATCGGGCCGAACGCCATGTGCTGGGCTTCGACCTCGGTTTTCGCGGCCTGCGCGTTGTCCTTGCGCGCGGCGGCCTGGTTCTTTTCGACTTCGGCCTGCTGTCCGGCTTGCTGCATCGCGACCGTCTGAGGGTCGGGCGGCCGACTGACGATCTGCGCCAGCTTCTGCGCCAGCGCGTCGGGCAGCGGCGAGTAGCGGATCAGTTCCGCCCAAACCTCGGGGCCAGCGTCCTTGAGCATCGGCTGGAACTGCATCAGAAGCGAGAACACCCGCTCCTTCTGGTTCGGCCCCGCCGGAGCTTCGTCCACGATCACGTCGAACTTAGCCGTGTCGGATTGCTTGGCGAGCGGGATGTACTGCGCCACGCCGTCGTCACCGACGATGCGGACCAGCGTGCCCTCGGGGACGTACTTCTGAATGTATTTCAGCAGCAACCGCCCCTGCAGCTTGCGGTAGCGGCGGAAGCTCTCGAAGAACGCGGCGAGGATGCCGTAGGCCGACTGCTTGCGCTGGTGCTCCAGCACGCCCGGCTGCTGCCGGTCGGCCATGCCGAGCAGTTCCTGATTGACCCCGGTCGTGTCGCGGATGGTCGCGATCGACATTTCCATCAGGCTCGGCAACATCGCCGGAACCGGGGGCGCGACCTTCGGCTGGATGGCGTTGCTCTGGAGCGCGCCGGGGTTCGCCCAGGTGATCGCGTCCGACTTCGACCAGCTCTCCTCGGCCTGCTTCACATCGGCGAAGGCCGACTCCTCCGCCACGATCCCGCCCTTGGCGTTGGAATTGATGATGTGGAGGATCTGGCTGAAGAACTTGTTGGCCCAGCGCTGCGGGTCCATCATCGGCCGCACTAGACCGTACCAGGTGCCCTTGTTCCGATCGCGCTTTCCGGTGATCGCCTTGTACGTAAACTCGCCGTCCGGCAGCTCCTCCACCTTCAGCACCGTTCCGCCCGAACGAAACGCGCGCCAGTATTTGCGCCGGCGAACGGTCTGCGTCTTCAACTCGGTCGGCGCGACCGCGGCCTGCGCCTCCTCAAGCTGGTCGTGCGGGATAGTCAGCAGCCGGCCGGACTGCGGGTCTTCCGCGAGGTGGACGGTTTCCGTCTCGAACCACTGATACTCGCAGACCACCACCTCGTCGGTCCGGACCTCCTCGTCGTCCTTGTAGGCGCGGCGGGGATCGGCGACGTGCTGAGAGCCGTCCGCGGCGCTGTCGAAGCTCGCGCCGGGGAACAGCTCCTCGGCCGCCTCCTTCGACAGGCGACGTTCGCGTTTCAGGTATCGCGCGTCCACGAGGTTCGGCTTCCGGCACGACGGGTCGGCGCCCATTTCCAGCGGGTCGATACGCTCGATCGCGACCCTGCCCTCGACTTCCTCCTCATAGTCCATCCGCGTCTCGGTCCAACCGAGGCCGCAGATGAACGCGTCGCGGAAGGCGTCCGATTCCTCGGTCTCCGCGTCGGCCTGGTCGCGTATCCACTCCGCGCCCTTGGTCAGCAGTTCATTGACCCCGGAGTCGCCCACCTCCCGAGGGAAATACTGGACCTGCTGGCGGCCCTGAATCTCGGAACCCACCACGGCGTCGATGATCGTTCCGACGCGGTTGAACACGACCGGCTGGCGCTGGTTCTCGATCAGCTCGTCTTCGTCGGTCTTGTCCCACTGGCGCCCGGCCACGAAGTCGAAGCACTCGCGCGCTTCCTTGCGCCACGGCGTCCAGTGCGCCGAGCACTCCACGTCCCACTTGTCGAACTTGGCGATGAGGTCGCCCTGGTCGTCACTCACGCCGCCCATGTGCCCCTCCTTCTTTTCTTCGCCTGGTAGCGGGCCTTGGTTTTCGACTCTTCGGCGCGCGCCACCGTAGCGGGATGCGCCTCGTCCAGCGCCCGGCCGATCAGCGAGGCGCAGTCAACGTCGTCGTCGTGACGGCCCGCCGGGAAGGTCAGGAACTCGGCCAGATCCGCCCCGGGCTCGAACCACACCGTCCCCATCGCGGCGCGGGACTGAAAGCCGCGCGCCCGGCTGGGCTTGTCGGCGATCGACGCCAGCCATTCGAGCCGGCAGAACACCTTGCGTTCGATCATCCGGCGGCGAAGCATCGGCTCAACCGCCTTCTGGATCACGCCCGCCTCGCCGAACCACGCCAGCGGCTTGTGCTCGGCGATCAGGTCGAGCTTGCGCTCGATCCACTCGTCGGAGGCAGTCTGACCGCGCCAGCCGGCGAGCCTGTAGATGTCGCCCTTCGGATCGACGCCCCACACCCGATGGACCGTGAAGTCGCCGCCGCCTTCGGTCACGGCGTAGTCGCTGGTTCCGTAGACGTGCAGGGCCGCGGGCTTAACGCTCCACGACTTCAGCCACGCCTTCAGGAAGTACGTCCCCTCGTCCGGGCTCGGCCGCTGCTGGTAGAGCGCGCTCCACGTCCGCTTGTTGGCTCGGAAGGTCTTCCAGTGATCCTGGCCGAACCACTCCGGCCACAGGAACTCGCCGGGCTTGCGGCCTAGCGGGTCGTCGTGTCGGTCGGCCTCGGCCGGGATGCACAGCACCCGCCACACCTGGCCGTCGCGGCACTCGATATCGCCGCTCTCGCCCGCGTAGTCCTCCGGCAGGATCGACCCGGCAAGGTCGTCTTCATGCCAGCGGGTCTGAATGATCACCACCCGCCCGCCGGGCTTGAGGCGGGTCAGGAGGCTGTCCTCGTACTCGGCGCGGGTGCGCTTGCGGATCAGCTCGGAGTCGGCTTCCTGAC